TTTTTTTTTTTTTGAAAAACAACTATTTTCTTTAACTGAAATCTACACTTCTTGTCAGTAAGCATGAAAAGTGAGAAAAACATGTTAGTCCGCAACGGACTCTGACTAATAAAATTAGAATAATTTGAAACAAATTAGGAGTCCATAAGGGACCGTAGTTAAAATAAAATACCCGTGTAAAGGGGGTAATAAGGTTACTGAATAAGATCTAAAACTTAAATATATATTATTTCTATACCTTATTAATTAAGATATATATTTAATCTACTCCACGAATTGCAGAGTAGTAAAGAAATTATGAACGTGAAACGTTCACTAATGGAGGAACACCAACGAGATACATCATAGAAAAATCATCGCTCGGCGCTCGCCAAAATTGAGTTTGTACGGATTGAGTTCCAGGAACTATATAGCTTCCAGGACTTTGCAACGTATAATTCAAAATTATAGGTGGCTGATGACCTTTTAGCACATCTGTTGTAACTAAAGGTGCCACTGTAGCTGGATTATATGAAGTAGCAGGAGATATGTGAGAAACATTATAATATGGTGTTTCAACCTCAACCATGCCTTCAATTGTTGGAAGCATGACTTGTTGTGAAGAACCCATATTATTGACGCCAGCATCAGTTATATCAGCAAGTTGAACAGGAATTCCTGGATCAAACTTGCCAACTAAAAGATTAAAAACGTCTTGAACAGAATTTGTCATATTCACATACCAAAAACCACTATGAACCTTACTATTTGTGACAACGGTATTTGCGTCAAAAGAATTCATCTTAACACGCATACCACCTCGCCAAAATGCATAAATAAAATAGTAATATTCAAACATAGTAATTGTCTTAACTCCAGTCACAGTAGCAATAGGATTAGGAACAGCATAAGGAGCAACAATAATTGCATTATTGATTGTAGGATCTACAATATTCACAGCGAAAAACCTTCCAAAGCGTTTCATTAATTGACGAATAGACATTATCTTTTCACCAATACAATGAGCTTCAGGAGACCAATTTGCCTGAATCTGATGAGTGTCAATAGGTGCAGGATGAATACCATGCTGGGCTTCATTCCTAGGAATAGCTTCATTCTCTCCCATCATCTGGGTTCGAATTCGGTTATCCGTTGTATTATTGTCATACTCCTGAGCCTGCTCCTTCTTCTCCTTTTCTGTTTCCAACAACGTAAAATTACCAGCATATGGAACATATGATGGGGCAGTCGGGGCAGCAAAAGTCAAATCAGGGCCACCATTAACTTCAACTATAGTATCTATTGATTGAAAGACATTATTAGCAGCTACCAGTTGATTCAAAACTTCCACTCGAACAATACCTGTAACAGCATTGTACATGAGTGAGTTATTTGTTCCTAACCAGGCGGATTCAGGTCTAATTGAATACATCCAAGGTCTAGAAGAAATATAAGGTACTGTAAATGAAACCTCTGTCGAAGTTCTAAGATCCACAATAACCTTTTGAGTTTTTGAAACATCCGGTGCACCCATAGAAATTGTTGTATTATAATAAAAAGGAATAAAACTAATACGCAATCTTCCAGAATGGAATATTGTCTTAACAAACTTAAAAGTATAAACTATACTACCTCGCCAATAACCATGAGTATTTGCAACATAACCCATATGGGTACATCGAAAACGATCAGTTATGGTCGAGGAATAATTCTTAATCTTTACAGGAGTCACGAAATTATCCCACAAAACAGCACCAGTAAGAGCAGTTGTAGCCCATGTAAATCTATCCCAAAAATTTGGGATTGATAAAACATGAGACAAATCCATCTCATCAGCTGAAGTGCCAGACAATCCCGCCTTAGTTTCTATTTCATTAGTAGAAGACAAAGCAAGTTTATGTGAAGAATCAGCTCCATCAAAATTTGCCATGCGAACCTGACTGCGAAGTCGAGATTCACAAGGCAAACCCTGAATAGTGGGTTTAGAAAAACCTAAAATTTTAAAAATATTTGCAGCAGCGGAAGAAATCCATGCTGGTTTTGTAAACATGTTGCCCAGAACGGGTATTCTGGACAAAGTTGACAAACCCTCAGAAATTTGTCCAATGCCCACAGAAGGTGAAGCATTGTCTTTAAGTTGTTTCAATTCAGAAGCAACCTGTGCAAAAATTTTATCCGGTTTCTTTTCAAAAAGAGATTTTGAATACAGGTTGTACGCATCTTTTTGTGTGAATGTTCCTGAAGCAAGCTTCTGGGATTCACTAACAAAATTAGGCGCACTACCAGTGAATATATTAGCTCCAGTGGGATACTGAACATCAACATCTTCCAAATGTGCCCACACAGTATACTCAACAGAACCCGTGCCAGAGACTTGATCTCTCAATTGACTATACACAACTAAATATATAGCACCAAAAGATCCCTGACCAGTAATTAAGTTATAATACACATGAGGAGACACATAAGGAATACGCATTTCTATTTCAGTTCCAACACTAAGATCAAGATCTGTACGAGGACAGCCTGATCTTCCTTGAAGAGTGGAATTAACAAGTGCTACACGATTAGGCATATATTGCGCATAGGGGTAATATTGCAACATTAGACGTCCCTGTTGAAATGGCTGAGAATTAACTTGAACCTTGACAACAAGAGTTGCCTACTTATCAACCTCCATCCAACCAACACACACTACAAACATATATGAATAAGAAGTCATGCAGGTGTCTCATGAAACTAGGCCACTAGATGGAAACAGAGAAAACCCGCAAACTTCCTTTATTCTCAAACTATTGACTCGTCTAGCCCAATTTACCTCTCTCCATCACACTCTACTCAATTCCAAACCTCTTCCTCAGCATGCACACGAACTCGTACACCTTCTTGGGGTCGTGGAGCGACTTGGCAACGCTCTCCCTCTCCATGCACCTCTTCCCCCAAGCAACTAGCTTCGGCACCTCCTTCTCGACACTGAAGTTTGCACAGGTCTCGTAGCTATAGAACCACGCAGTGAAGGGCACAAAAGCAATGTCGACAAGCCCAAATTCATCACCACCAAAGTATTTCTTGTCGCCGAGCTCGCCCTCCAGCACCTTCAAGATTTCGATGAATTCCTTCTTCGCTTCCTCCTGGGCTTCTCCCTTCAGCTTCCACAGCCTAGTTCCACACTCGTATATCTTCTTGCCGA